CAACTAATGCAGGTGCTGAATTATTAGTTGCATATAATTATATATAATGGGTATAGTAATAAATACTTCTAGCTCTAAGCAATCAATATTGGTTAATGACCCAATGTTGGCTGATGCATTTGGTAGGATAAGGGTAGCACAGCCGTTAACACTATTTGATTCTTCTCATAGATACAGAGATAATGGTTTATGGAATACTGCTGTTACAAGTGGTGGTACTGCTGTATTTATGCCAGATGAAGGATTAGTAGACCTAAATGTAACTACTGCAAGTGGCTCAGAAGTATTAAGAGAAACTACAAAAGTATTCTCTTATCAGCCAGGTAAGTCTCTACTTGTAATGAATACATTTGTAATGGCTTCTCCTAAAGTAGGATTAAGACAAAGAGTTGGTTATTTTGGTGAAGATAATGGCATCTATATTCAATTAGAAAATCCTGTTGCAAAACCTATTTTAAGTTTTGTAGAAAGAAGTATAGTTACAGGAGTAGTTACTGAAACTATTGTAGATCAATCTAATTGGAACGCAGATACATTACAGGGTGATGGTCCATCTGGAGTAGAATTAGATATAACTAAAGCTCAAATCATGTTTATGGATATTGAGTGGTTAGGTGAAGGAACTGTAAGGATAGGCTTTGTAATAGATGGTGTTTTTATAGTTTGTCATAGATTTAATCACGCAAACTATATTACTTCTACATATATTACTACAGCTTCATTGCCATTAAGATATGAGATAACTAATACAGGTGCTACAGCAACTGCAAGTACATTAAAACAAGTATGTTCTACTGTTATATCTGAAGGTGGATATGAGTTAAGAGGAGCTCAACAAGCTATTGGAACTCCAATACTTACTCCAGTAACATTTGCTGCAGCAGGAACATATTATCCTATAGTTGGAATAAGACTTGTACCAACTAAACTAGATGCTATTGTAATACTTACTGCTGTATCTTTGTTAGGGTTAGGTAATGGTAAAAACTATGCTTGGAGAGTTGTTCAGTCGGCAGCTATAACTGGTGGTTTATGGACTCCTATAGGACCTGATTCTGCTGTTGAATATAACTTAACAGGTGCATCTGCTTCTGGAGGTAGAGTATTAGCACAAGGATATATAAACTCATCTAATCAGGGTTCTCCAAGTATGGATATATTAAAAGAAGCATTATTTGCATCTCAACTAGAAAGAAATACTTTTACGGGAACAGCTTTTGAATTAGTTATTGAAATGGCTATTGATACTATAGGAGGAACATTAGGAGCTTATGTTTCAGTAGACTGGGAAGAAATAAGTAGATAATATGAGTACAAGAATAGAAATAAAACCAGTATCTGACCCTCCTGTTGGAGCAACCTTAATGAAGACAGGTCAGACAACATCATACAGGACTGGTGATGATGGTGACCTTGAGGCTGGAAGAGCTACTAATTTTACTACATTAGAAAATAAAAATCCATTTGGCAATTTAAATAGATTTACATCAGAACTTGGAACACAAACATATACAAACAACATAGTCATTGATTGGAGTACTTATGATGGTGCAACTGTGTTGGGTCTTTCACGTGTTAATATTGCAACGGGTAATACTTGGAATCAAGCCGTGGATAATTCACTTGCTTTTTCGGTTGGAACTTTCACAAGCGGTTGGAGATTACCAAATATGAAAGAGATTTACAATTTTGTTAATTTCGCTAATGACCCAAGTAATTTTTTAAATTATTCTCCTATAAATTTAGCTTCTGTTGGTAGAGTATATTGGAGTTCAAATACCAATGTAGCAGGAACTGCAAATGCTTATGTTTTGACTAATGTAGGTCTGACAGGTCAAGTGGCTAAAACAACATCAGTAGCATATACTTATTTTCCAGTAAGAACATTCACAGTAACAGGAACAACACTATCATAAATTATGGCAACTTATAAATTCCCACAATTCAATGTTGAGATTATCAATCCAACAGTAACGGTTACAATTGTGACTGATGATATTATTAACAGAGTATGTAGCGCAAACGTGCTATTAACAACTGAATCCACAATCTTTGGTGTTGACTTTTATGGATACACTTATACATCAGATTGGAGCGACCAAGACATCATTGACTGGGTTAATAATGTAGAGCTGCCTCAATATGAAGTTTAACTAAGTATTTATACTTATTTTATTATATTATTTCAATAATTATTAGTATATTATACTTATAAATAATAAAGTAATGAAAACACTGTGTTGTAAGTTAGTGATGACAGCTGGATATACTGATACCAATCATTTTATAAATAGTGCTTTTCACCCTAAGATGTCCATGCCATTATTAACTCTAAGCGGTATTGCTGCAACATTTGCATATTACTTTGATTTAATTTTTGGTATTAAAGCTATCATAGGTATTGCTATACTAATCTTATTTCTTCTTGAGTTCTATACTGGATTAGCAGCATCAAGAAAAGAAGGTAAAAAGTTTGACTCAGAGCTTTTTGGTAAGGGTTGGTTAAAGCTTTTAGTATACATGATTATGATAGGAGTATCAAATACATTAGCAAATAATATTCTGGGAGTAAACATTATTGGTTATAAGTTTAACATATATGAATGGCTTCATGATATGTTCTATAACTATGTTTTATTAAATTTGATATTATCTAACCTAGAGAATTTTAAAAGATTAGGTTGGACAGAACATTTGCCACTATTGAAAGCTTTGGCAAAATATGTAAAAGATGAACCTAAAATAGATAAAGATGGAAAAGACTCTTAAAGAAAGATGGAAATCTAAGACACCTAAGTTTTGGAAAAGGGTGCAAAGATGGGCTATCATTACAGGCACAGTAGCCGGAATAATACTAGCAGCTCCTGTAGCTTTACCAGCAGCAGTTGTTACTGCAGCAGGATATATAGTAACAGCAGGAACAGTTGCAGCAACATTATCTCAACTAACAGTTGATGATACTAAAAAATCAAAAGATGTTGACAACGCAGCAGACAATTAAGAAATATGGTACTCCTAATGTAACAGGAGAAGGTTACTTAGTAACTTTAAACTTACCATATCCAATGAGATTGGCTTGGGATACTGATACAACTGTAACAAAACTCAGATGTCATAAACTAATTGCTGGTAGTTTTGAAGCTGTGTTTAAAGATATTCTAGCTACTTACGGATTACCTAAGATTAAAGAGTTAGGTATAGACTTATTTGGTGGATGTTTTAACTTCCGCAAAATGAGAGGTGGTTCTGCTTGGTCTAAACATTCTTGGGGAATAGCTATTGATTTAGATCCAGCTAGAAATACTTTGCATGAAACAAGTAAGACTGCTAGGTTTGCTAGACCGGAGTATAAAGCAATGATTGATATATTCTACAAACATGGGTTTATATCATTAGGAAGAGAAAAGAATTTTGATTGGATGCACTTTGAGATAGGCTCCTAAATTTTAATAACTAAAACAAATAACAATGGGAAGAAAGAAAAAAGAAGTTAATGTAGAACTAGAAGTAAAAACAAAAACTAAAAGAGCTTACATTAAGAAAGACAAGAAAAACTTAGATGTAGTTATTGACACACCTAAAGTTGATGTAGAAGTACATGCTACAGAAACAGAACAACATGTTTCTATTGATACTCCTAAATTAGATATTGAAGTAACTAGAAACTCAGAAGGTTCTCAAGTTAAAGTACAAGCTTCTAATAAAGTATTAGAGAAAGTAGGTAAAGTATATGGTGCTTGGGTTTTAAAACATCTTGCTAAAAGAAACAAAAAGTAATGAAGTTTAGAAACAACTGGAAAGGGTCAAGAAGACAATGGGATAAGATAATGTTTAGATTTAGAATCTCAGCATTAGATGTATTCACATTAGAGCTAGATTATTCCAGAGAATTCTATCTTATAACTATATTAAATTTTACTATTAAAAACAGATAACTATGAAAAATGGATTAAAAGGAGTTACGGATGCTACAGTATTCTGTAAGTCAATGCAAAAAAATAGCCCTAAACCAATGATCAGATCAATGAAGAGCTACGCTCAAGGTGGTATGACAGATTCTGAATGTGCAGGTAAACCTAAAAAACCAGGTTGTAAAAAAACATTTAGATCATCAGGTAGATCAAGCAGTGGTGGTGATGCTACCTTACTAGGAAAAATAGCTGGTGCAGTTGGGGGAGTTGGTGCCGCACTTGGTATTGGCAAATATATAAAGAATAACAAAAACTAAGTTAACTACTTAAAATATAGAGATCCAGGTATGTACTATGCCTGGATTTTTGTTTTTAAATATATCTAGTTTAAACTTTTATTGTATATTTGTCTAAACTTAAAATTAAAAACCAATGGAAAACCAACAACCAGATGAGCAATTAAGCCATGAAGAGCTTATTTTGCGCAAAGAAGAAATGTTAAAGTTTTATACTGATTCACTTCCTTATTTAGAAGCACAGCTAAAGTATGAAAAGCTTTTATGTGAAATTGATGAGTTTAGATTTAAAAGAACTCAGATTCAGATGCAGTATGCAATGATGATGCAAACTCAACAATATGAAGAAGAATCTTCAGATGAAGAGAATGATTCACCTATTCCAGATCCTGAAGCAAATAATATTCCAACTGGAAGAAAGCTTAAAAAGAATTAGTCATGGCGCTTGTAAATCAAGTACAGAAAAAAGTTAAGATGCCCAAATGGGACATTGTAAAATTTCAGATACTCACACATTGCTATATTAACCGTATAGCAATGAGTGAATCTGATTTAAACTGTTTGACTTTACTTAGTTTTAATGAGCCAATTGAACTTACACATTTTTGTTATGATGCATCAGCAGAAGAAGAATGGATATTTAAATCACCTCAGACTGTTAGAAACTGTATTAATAAAGCTGAGAAAAATGGATTAGTAGTAAAAGATATAGATAATAAAAAACTTATTAAACTTAATCCAGATCTTAAAATACAGACTGATGGAACTATATTATTAGATTATAAATTTTTAGGGCATGATACCGAAAAAGTCCAGTAAATTATATAATACAGTATCAGAAGATTTAAATATAAATATAAATTTAGTTCAAGACTTAGTTGAATATTCATATAAAGAATTAAGGACATTGCTTACAAATTTAGAACACCCTAGAGTTAACATGGAAGGATTAGGGCATTTTGTTGCAAAAACAACTTTAATAAGAAAAGATATACCAAGGTATAAACAAAGACTTGAAAATCATGATACTTCTACTTTTGGAGCATACTATAATAAAAAAGTGACAGAAGTAAAATTAGATTTATTAATTAAGCTTGAAGAAAAAATAGCTACTCAGGAAAATAAAAAAAATATATTTAAAAAAACTAAAGATGAGAACAGTACTAAAGACAATCTGGGAGAATAGAAAAGGTATCCTAGAAGGAATTAAAAACTCTGTAATCAGAGATGAGTTTGTAGAAGATATTGCAAGAATGAGACATGACATCTGTGATGGGTGTGAGCACTTAGATACTAAAGGTAAAGAGTGTGCTGTAAAAGGTACTCAGCCTTGTTGTGCAGAGTGCGGATGTTCATTAGCATTTAAGACCCGGTCATTATCATCAGAATGTCCATTGGGTAAATGGGATGCTATAACTACAGAAGAACAAGAAGATGAATTAGAAAAGTTATGATAGTATTTAATGCACATGATCATAGTTACAAAAGCCTAGATGGTGAAGCTATTGATTGGATAAGTGTTACAACACTTGTTTCCCATTTTAAAAAACCTTTTGATGCTAAAGCAGTAGCAGAGAAAGTAAGCAAAAGCAAAAGATCTAAATGGGCTGGAGTAGATCCTAAGATTATTCAGGAGATCTGGAATAATGAGTCTACTAGATCCCTTACTCTTGGTACATGGTATCATAACCAAAGAGAAGATGACTTATGTTCATTAGCATCATTAAGTGTAGAAGGAACTACTGTACCTGTATTTAGACCTGCAGAGGTTAGAGAAGGTGTTAAAATAGCTCCATCACAAAAACTAGAACCAGGCGTGTATCCAGAACATATGGTCTATTTAAGATCAGCAGGTATCTGTGGACAATCAGATTTAGTGGAAGTAGTCAATGGTAAAGTAAACATCATTGACTACAAAACTAACAAAGAGATAAAGAAGGAGTCATATGTAAACTGGGAGGGTATATCTGATAAGATGTCTCATCCGGTAAATAACTTAGATGACTGTAACTTTTATCATTATGCTTTACAGCTCAGCATTTATATGTATATTATATTGAAGCATAATCCTAAACTAAGACCCGGAAATATATTTATACACCATATAACATTTGAAATAGACAAAGAAGATCAGTGGGGATATCCTGTTGCCAAACTAGATGATAATGGAGATCCTATAGTAAAAGAAGTAATACCAATGGAAATACCTTATTTAGTAGATGAAGTGCATGCTATTATTCACTACCTTCATGATAACAAAGCCAAAATTAAAAAGAAATAACAATGCTGATTAAACTATTTGATGTACAGAATAAAACAGTAGTACCAACAGAACACTGTTATACACTGAAGTCTCTTAAAGATATAATGGATGATTATCCTGATGACTATCTCAAAATATATCAGTATCTATTTTACATGACATGTCCGGATCCAGATATGAATCCATTCTTCCATACACCACATATAGAGAAAGAATCATTAATCATGCGGGAGATAGAAGCTGAATTCTCTACAGAAGATACAGAGATATACAATGCATTAAGATTCTGTGAGAAACTATATGAAACCCCAACCTCACGCGCGTACGGGGGTATGCAGAAAGCACTAGATAGAATATCAAATTACCTAGCTACTGCACAAATTACTGATGGTAAAGATGGTAACATAGCTCAGATAAGAGCATTAGCAAAAGACTTTGATGGTATTAGGCAATCCTTTAAGGGTGTGTACAAAGATCTACAGGATGAACAGCAAAGCAAAGTCCGTGGTGGTCAGGGCTTAGCATATGATAGTTAGTCATGAGTCAGATCTTTGAAGATATACCAACTTGGGATAATGGTACTTGGACTACCACATCTTTTGACAGCAGAGAAGAGTTTGCTACATATCTGCGTTCAATATTTAAAGAACCTGGTCAATATGAGTTTGATGAAGTTAGCACAGAGTTATTTGTATCAGAATCAAATAAGTTTAGAAAGCTTGGTATATATACTACAGCTCCTTTTAAATCTAAAGACTTTATTAACTATTGGGATGATCAGAAAGCTAAATGTAGAAAAGGTGTTCTAATCAAACATGGCACCAAAGCTTGGTTCTTAGCTAGAGAATACTACATGTGGCTTAACTTTCTACCTATCTTTAATAAAGAGATACAGCAGTTTGGTTTTGCTGATATCAGGGATGCTCAGTATCATATGGCTCTATATGAACTATTAGCAGAACTAAACTATAAACATGTTGCTATCTTAAAGAAACGTCAGATAGCTTCTTCCTACTACCATATGGGTAAACTTATAAATCAGCAATGGTTTGAAGCCGGTGTTACATTAAAGATTGGTGCTAGTCTCAAAGATTATATAAATGAGAAAGGTTCCTGGAAATTCTTACAAGAGTATGCAGCATTCTTAAATGAACATACAGCATGGTATCGTCCTATGTCACCAGACAAAGTAATGATGTGGCAACAGAAGATTGAAGTCAGAAAAGGTAATAGAAAAGCTGAGGTAGGTCTTAAGGGTACTATACAAGGTATGTCATTTGAGAAAGATCCAACAAATGGTGTAGGGGGTCCGGTTAAATACTTCTTCCATGAAGAGGCAGGGATTGCTCCTAAGATGGATCAGACATATGAGTATATGAGACCTGCCATGAGATCTGGTTTAATTACTACAGGGATGTTTATTGCTGCAGGATCTGTGGGTGACTTATCACAATGTGAACCCTTAAGAAAAATGATTGTAAAACCTTTAGATAATGATGTCTATGCAGTAGAATCAAGTCTCATTGATTCAAAAGGTACTTATGGTTTATCTGGTCTGTTCATTCCTGAGCAATGGTCTATGCCACCATATATAGACAAATATGGTAACTCACTTGTTACTGAAGCTTTAGAAGCTTTAGATAAACAGTTTGAAGTTTGGAAAAAAGAACTTGATCCGGAAACATACCAGTTAAGAATCTCTCAGCATCCAAGAAATGTAGAAGAAGCATTTGCACATAGAACAGTATCTGTATTCCCAACACATCTTGTTGCAGCTCAGGAAAGAAGAATAGAAGATAAAGAATATGGTTATGAGTTCTTAGATATCTCAACAGATGAGAATGGAAAACCTAGTGTCAAAACATCTAATAAAAGACCTATAATGGAATTCCCTGTAACTAAGAATACAGAGGATAAAACAGGTGTACTTGTTGTATGGGAGAGACCTATTGCTGATCCAACATTTGGACAGTATTATGCTTCTATTGACCCCGTGTCTGAGGGTAAGACAACTACCTCAGAATCATTGTGTTCTATATATGTAATGAAAGCACCAGTTGAAGTAACTAAAGTAACTGGTACAGAAACAGAGACTTATATAGAACCAGATAAAATTGTAGCTGCATGGTGTGGTAGATTTGATGATATTAATAAAACTCACCAGAGACTAGAGCTGATTATAGAGTGGTATAATGCATGGACAGTAATAGAGAACAACATCTCATTATTTATCCAGTATATGATATCTAGAAAGAAACAAAGATACTTAGTGCCTAAGAGTCAGATTATGTTCTTAAAAGATCTAGGAGCTAATGCTAATGTATTCCAGGAATATGGCTGGAAAAATACTGGTACTTTATTCAAAGCTCACCTTCTTAGTTATGCTATAGAATATACTAAGGAAGAATTAGATGTTGAAACAAAGACAGATGGTACTATAGTAAGAACCAAATACGGTATAGAAAGAATTCCTGATCCAATGTTACTCAAAGAAATGAGAGCATATGCAGATGGAGTCAACGTGGATAGGCTGGTTTCATTCTGTGCACTTGTTGCATTTATGAAAATTCAGCAGTCAAATAGAGGATATGCAAGAAGAACTATTATGGATGATGCAGCCAAAAACTTGCAAAAGTCAGAAAATTTGTTTAAATTAAATAGTAGTCCGTTCAGGCATATGGGTAAAACATATTATAAGGGTGGACAAGGAGTTAGAAGGTCTCCTTTTAAAAATTTTAAATAAAAGATATGCAAATAATAAACGCATTACAAGCTAAGAAAGGTGTCAAGACTAGTCATAATAGACTAGGTAGTATCATGCAGCCTTTGCAATTTTTATCTAAAAAAGATAAAGATCCAGAATGGGCAGCTTGGAATTTGGATTGGTTAGAATGGAATGGTTTAAAACAAATCCGCAGAAATGCCCGCAGGTTAATGAAGAACTACAAACTTGCAAAAGGTATTATAGATAAATCAGACTATATCATTGAAGAAAACAATGAGATGAGAGATATAGTTGAAATACTAACAAGAGAAGATGCTTCTGCATTAGAGTTAAAGTTTTATCCAATTATACCAAATGTTATTAATGTTCTAGTAGCTGAATTTGCAAAAAGATCTACTAAACTAACATATACATCAGTTGATGAGTTTTCATACAATGAAATGCTTGAGCAAAAAAGAAAAGCTGTAGAAGATGTTCTTATGTCTCAAGCTCAAGTAAAGATATCAGCTGCATTAATAGAACAAGGTTTAGATCCGGCATCTCAAGAAGCTCAACAACAACTTGGACCAGAACAATTAAAGACATTACCAGAAATTGAACAATTCTTTAAAAAGGATTATAGAGGAATGGTGGAGCAATGGGCTACACATCAACATAAAGTAGATGTTGAGAGATTTAGAATGGATGAGCTTGAGGAAAGAGGTTTCCGTGACATGCTTATTACAGACAGAGAGTTCTGGCATTTCCGTATGATGGAAGATGATTATGAAGTAGAACTATGGAATCCACCTGTAGTATTTTATCATAAATCTCCGGATGCAAGGTATATATCACAAGCTAACTGGGTAGGTAAAGTAGATATGTTAACTGTATCAGATGTAATTGATAGATATGGTTATCTGTTGACTCAAGAACAATTAGAAGCATTAGAAGCAGTATATCCTATTAGATCAGCTGGATATATCATTGGTGGATACCAGAATGATGGTACTTATTATGATGGTACTAAAAGTCATGACTGGAACGTAAACATGCCATCATTAGCATACAGACAGTATACTACTGCAATGGCAGGATCTGTATATGACGGTGGAGATATTATAAATCAAATCCTTTCTGAAGGTGAAGATTACTTTGATCAAGGGACTGCATACTTATTAAGATGTACAACAGGTTATTGGAAGTCTCAGCGTAAAGTAGGACATCTTACTAAAATAACTGAAGAAGGTGAAGTTCTAACAGAAATTATTACAGAAGACTACAAGGTTACAGAAAAACCTATGTATGATACAAGATTATTTAAAAATAAAACCAAAGACACTTTAATATTTGGAGAACATATTGATTGGATTTGGATTAATGAGGTATGGGGAGGTATAAAAATTGGACCTAATATTCCATCTTTCTGGGGTATGAATAACCCTGGTGGATTCTCACCTATTTATATTGGCATTGAAAAAAATCATATTGGCCCACTTAAGTTTCAATTTAAAGGTGATTCATCACTATACGGTTGCAAACTTCCAGTAGAAGGAGCTGTATTCTCTGATAGGAATACTAAGTCAACAGCATTGCTTGACTTAATGAAACCATATCAGATAGGATACAATATTGTTAATAATCAAATTGCTGATATTTTAGTAGATGAGTTAGGAACAGTGATACTGCTAGACCAGAATGCCTTGCCTCGTCACTCCATGGGAGAAGACTGGGGCAAGAACAATCTGGCAAAAGCATACGTGGCAATGAAGAATTTCCAGATGCTTCCTCTAGATACATCTATTACAAACACAGAAAATGCATTAAACTTCCAGCACTTCCAAAAACTTGACCTTGAACAAACACAAAGGTTAATGTCTAGGATTAATCTTGCTAACTACTTTAAGCAACAAGCTTATGAAGTTATAGGGGTAAACCCTCAAAGAATGGGACAGCAGTTATCTCAAATGACAGCTACCGGAGTAGAGCAAGCAGCATCTGCATCATATGCTCAAACAGAAATGTTCTTTATACAGCACTGTGATTATCTAATGCCTAGAGTACATCAGATGCGTACAGACTTAGCACAGTACTACCACTCTACTAAACCATCTGCAAGATTAACATATATGACATCTGCAGATGAGAAAGTAAACTTTGAGATTAATGGTACAGATTTATTAATGAGAGAATTAAATATCTTCTGTTCTACTACTGCAAATCATAGAGCTATTCTTGAACAGCTTAAACAAATGGCTGTACAAAATAATACTACTGGAGCTTCTGTATATGACTTAGGTAAAATTGTACAGTCTGATTCAATGGCTATGCTTAACTCTGTTCTTAAAAATGCTGAAGAAAAACAAACACAGCAAAAACAACAAGAAATGCAGCAACAGCAGCAAATGCAAGAACAACAACTTCAGTCACAACAAGAAATAGAGAAAATGAAGATTGATTCTGTTGCAGCTGAGAATGAGAAAAATAGACAGCGTGATATTCTAGTTGCTGAAATTAGAGCTGCTGGTTATGGATCTATGTCAGATGTCAATCAAAATATGATGTCTGATTATCAGGATGCCATGAAAGACATTAGAGATACTGAACAATATCAGGAACAAACAGATTTACAAAAGGAAAAAGAAACAAACAGAATGAGTTTGGAAAATCAAAGAGCTCAGATTGAAAGAGAAAAGATACAAGCTCAAAGAGATATAGCAGATAAGCAGTTGCAAATTGCACAGGAAAACAAAAATAAATATGATTCAAACAAGAAAAAATAATAGGTTAGCTATATAGTACAAAAAATTAATTTCTAACCTTTAAATTTATCAAGTTTATTTTGTATATTAAAGTATAAACAAAAACCAACAACAAAATGAGTGAAGAAACAAAAGACCTCAATGAGGTACAAGATTCTACAACGGTAGGACAAGTAGATGTAAATATTGATGAACTCTTTGGAATGCCTGGTGCGGAAAGTGTAATGCTTCCTGCAGATGGTAAAGAAGAAGAAAAACCAAAGTCTTTATTTTCTAAAGAAAATGTAGACACCACGTTCCTTGACAAACCTGCAACTCCTGAAGAAAAAAAGGAAGCTGCAGAAAAGAAAGCAGAAGTTGAAGAAACAATAGCTGAACTTGATGGTTTAATTTCTCAAGAAGAAGATGCTGGAAACAAAGGAAGACCAAAGGTTGATAAATCCGGTCTTGCAGAGTTAGCAACTAAAATGATTGAGGAAGGATCTTTAGTACCTTTTGATGATGATAAACCATTAGAGGAATATACTACTAAAGATTTCAGAGAGTTATTTGAAGCAAACTTCCAAGAAAGAGAAAATAAAGTTAGAGAAGATACACCAAAAGAATTCTTTAACTCTCTTCCAGAAGAACTTCAAATTGCAGCTAAGTATGTAGCTGACGGTGGACAAGATCTTAAAGGTCTATTTAGAACATTAGCTCATGTAGAGGAAATGATTCAATTAGATCCGGAAGATCAGTATGATCAGATTGAAATTGCAAGACAATACTTATATGCAACTCAGTTTGGTACACCAGAAGAAATTGAATCTGAAATTCAAGATTGGCAAGAATTAGATAGATTAGAACAAAAGGCTAAACAATTCAAACCAAAGTTGGATAGAATGCAAGAAGAAATTGTTGCAAGACAATTAGCTGAGCAAGAATATAAGAAACAACAACAAGCTGAACAAGCAAGAGCTTATCAAGACAATGTATATAATACACTTGCAAAAGGTGACTTAGGTGGATTAAGACTTGATAAAAAAGTACAAGGACTGCTTTACTCAGGATTAGTTCAACCAAACTATCCTTCTATATCAGGAAGACCAACTAACTTGTTAGGTCACCTATTAGAGAAGTATCAGTTTGTAGAACCAAGACATGATCTTATTGCTGAGGCTCTTTGGTTACTTTCTGATCCAGAGGGGTATAGAGGAAAAGTAAAAGAACAAGGTTCAAAAGCAGCTGTAGAAAAAACAGTAAGACAATTAAAAACTGAAGAGCAAAGAAAATTAACTAGCTCTTCTACAAATACTGGTTATGCAGAAAATAATAAACCAGCTGCAAAACCGCAAAAGACACTTCCTAGAAATAATGGCAACATGTTCAGGAGGTTTTAATTAGTAACTATTTAAAAACAAATAAAAAATGGCAACTCCAGTTTTAAACAATGGTATATTCCTCCGGGATACCGCTTACAACGCAAGTTCCCATGTGGATTCTTACCACTTGGTTAACATGCTGAAAGATGCTGAGCCTATGGACTTAGGCCCAGTTGACTTATGGGCTATGGCTCAAAAAGTTGAAATGCCGCTTTATCAAATGTCTTCATTTGGTGGCAAAAATGTAATTATGGTTGATAATGCTCGTGGTGAGTATAAATGGCAGACTCCAGTGTCTGTAGACTTACCTTACATCATTGAGGATATTGAACCAGACAATAATTTCAAAGGTGTGGATGGAACTACATTCCGTATCAAATTAAGCCGCAGAGAATTTGGACATGGTGATATCATCACATATGACAAATATAATGGAGCTGAGATGTACATTGTACCTACAGAAGATATCCTTCCTATTGGAGATGGATACATCTATACAGTACAATTAGTTGATAATGACAACAACAAATTTTTGGATAACAAGTACTTAGCTAATGGTACTAAAGTATTCCGTAAAGGTTCTGCACGTGGAGAGTATGGTGAAAGATTTTCTGACATCCAAACAAGAACAGGATTCCGTGAATTCTACAACTTTGTTGGTGGTGCTGAAGCTCATGTTCACTATTCTATCTCTAGCCGTGCTGACTTGATGATCAAAGGTGGAATGAATGCAGATGGTACAGTTCCTGTAACTGAGATCTGGAGAACATTTGACAAAACTATTGATCCAGCAATCACATCATTAGATGATATGGTTAAAGTTCTTGGAAAAGATAAAGTTAAAAAAGCATTTGATAACGGAGATCTTTCTAGAACATTCTTAACTACAATGGAAGCTGCTCACTTGAGCAAAATTGCTACTGACATTGAAACTTACTTAATGTGGGGACAAGGTGGTAGAGTACGTCAAGATGGTCCAGATGATCTAAGATTATCTGTGGGTCTTTGGAAGCAGTTGGATAACTCATTCAAAAGAGTATACAACAAAAATAACTTTACACTTGATTTGTTCCGTGGAGAGATCTACAACTTCTTCAATGGTAAGGTTGAGTTCCAAGGTCCAGATCCAAAACGTTCTCTAGTAGTTCAAACTGGTATG